CTCTTGATGAAATTAAGACAGTTGTAAAAAATAATTTTGATAAGACGGTTGAATTTAACGATATTCCAAATGCTGAGCAATTTAGAGTAAGTCAAAAAATGAGAGGTGAAAGTGTTGCTCAGATACCTGAAACCCATATAACACCGCATGCCGTAAACAACTCAAATAAAAGTAATGAACAACTCAATACTATTACCCCTGAAGTAATAGTTAATCATTTTAAAAATTTAGACTTGTTCTTTACTAAAAATGGAAACTACTATGAATTTAAGAAAAAAGGTACTGAAAACATTTTATTTAAATACGGAATCTATAAACAGAAACCTAATATTTTTGTAAAAATACAAAGGTACCCTATTAGTAGCTTAAGTGATTTAGAGCGTATACCAATAACATAGCAAACACAAAGCCAGCCTGTTCACTACGGAGTTGCTCATGCTAGGTAGATACTTTTCTTATGATGGCGATATTTTGCAAAAATAGAAACTTGTTTTAAGTTATATTAAAACGAGGTAAAACAAATTTAAAACAAGTTTTGTATTTTTAAATAATGAAAATGGTTTAAATATAAACCGGTCGATTTCGACCTGTTTCCGTTTTGGAAACAACTGATTTTTCCAACTTGTTCTATATTGGAACAAGTTCAACCATTTCCAAAAATGAAAAAGTTCAACTACCGAGGTTTTTTCGGTAGTTCAAAATAAAAAAGAACCCCCACACGCCAATGCGGAAGTTCTCAAGGATTACCCACTTGCGTGAGTGTGCCTATGTATATTTTCAGAACAACATTATTATACCATTTAGGCAGGCACCTCGCAAGAGGTGTTATTTTTATACTCAAAAGGAGGTCTAAATGGCTACAGCTAAGAAGCTGCCGTCAGGTAGCTACAGATGTCAGATATACGACTATACGGATGACAGGGGAAAGAGGCATTATAAATCTTTTACAGCAAAGACAAAAAAAGAAGCGGAGCATATGGCCACAGCCTATAAGCTTGATAATGTAGACACATCCAAAAATTCAGATATAAAGCTTGAGGATGCAATGCTTAATTACTGTGCTATGAAATCTAATATCTTGTCGCCTACAACTTTAGTAAATTATAAGCGGCTTATATACAATGCTTTTGAAGGTTATTTAAGACTTCCTTTAAGCAAATTTACGCCCGATCTGATACAAAGGTGGGTAAACTCTTACGCCGTCGGCAGAAGTCCAAAGACTGTAAAAAATGCCTATGGCTTCTTGTATACAGTCCTAAAAGCCTACTACCCGAACTTGCATATGAATGTAAGCTTGCCACAAAGGATAAAGCCAAGGCTATATGTGCCTACAGATGAAGATATAAAATCTATCATAGAGTACTGCAAAGAAAAAGATAGAGATATTCTCATAGCTGTATATTTTGCAGCGTTTGGCACCCTCAGACGCTCTGAGGTATGCGCCCTTACTGCCGAGGATGTGGAAGGCAGTATAATACATATAAATAAAGCTTTAGTGTATACAGAGGGAAAGGACTGGACCGTAAAGACTACAAAGACGACATCAAGCACAAGGGATATAGATATGCCTGACTACATAATTAAAGAGTTGCCCACAGAGGGCAAGCTTGTAAATCTGAACCCTAATCAGATTACACATCGCTTCGCTAGGATACTAAAAGTTTTAAACATACAGTCTTTTAGATTTCACGACTTAAGACACTATGCGGCAAGCATGATGCATGCGATAGGAGTGCCGGATGTATATATCATGCAGCGTGGTGGGTGGGCATCAGACGGCACACTAAAGAGTATATATAGGGGCGTTATGGATGACTACAAAGAAAGATTTACAAGCAAAGTTATGGAGCATATCAAAAATATGCAACACGAAATATCACACAAAGAAAAATAGTCCTTGTAAAATCAAGGACCATAGTTAAGCTGCTGACGGGACTCGGACCCGTGAAAGCCATTTTTGAAAATCCTTATATATTACGCTTTTCTGTATAACGCTAGAAACCAAGCCATTTCTAGCGTTATTTTTTATCTTTAAAAAGAAGTATTTTTCTTGTTTTTCTGATGAAATTCTAAACTATGCAACACAAAATATCACACGAAAAAACTTTTTAAAATATTTTAAAAAGTGTTGACATTATACGCATTGCGTGCTATAATAAAGACAGTTAAGCAAAGCACTTAACGAAATAACCAATTTAAAGGAGAAAAAGAAAATGAAGAAGTACAGTGTTGAAAATTTAGTTAGTGTAGAGATGGATGCGTTTAATAAATTGTTATTCTTGGATATGGATGACGGAAAGACCTATAAAGTAAATTGCTACCACATATCAGATGAAGACTTCGATGGTTTGTGCAATGAAGACTGCTACATTGATGATCCGAAAGTTTTCGAAAGAATTATGGCAGAAGCTGAGGAGAAAGAAGAGTAAAACCGGAACTAAAAAGCAAGCCCTCTTCGGAGGGTTTGCGGTATAAAAGGGATGATATGAAAAGAGATATGATAAAAGTTGGGGAAGTTAGAGGAAATTTAAAGATACTGGCCATAAGTCAGTACAAGCCTCGTAAGTATGAAGTTAAGTGCTTGCGGTGTGGCAAGGTCTTTATAGCTTATCCACAAGCGATCACTCAACACTCTGAGGGATGTTTTGAATGTAGAGAAAAGGATTTAAAAGAGTCTGTAATTGATAAGTATTCAAAATACAATGGAAAAATTTTTGGAAATCTGAAGATTTTAGGTTTTGACGGTGTAAGGAATAGGCTGCGGATGGCAAGGTGCCTTTGCCTCAATTGCGGCCGTGAAACCTCTGTCCCTTACACTAAACTGATGAGAGGTGTTGTAAAGATATGTTTCACATGCGCCAAAAAGAATTTAGACAAAGGGCACACTGAAATATCAGATTTGAGTAAGGGCGGTAGCAACCTTTTAGCTATCACACGTTCAACGCTTAATAAAAATAGCACGTCCGGTTTTACTGGCGTGTCATTAATGAAGAATGGAAAATATAGAGCCTACATTTATTTTCAGAGAAAACAATTTCATCTGGGTTCTTTTGACACAAAGGAAGATGCAGCTGCTGCATATCAGAATGCAAAAGACAAAATAAAGATAGACTTTATAGATTGGTACAAAGCGACTTATCCTGACTTATGGGATAAGTATAAAGACAGCATTAAAAAAAGGCAAGGGGATTAAACCTCTTGCCTTTTCTTCTACTCTGCTATGCCCACACCCTCAACATCTGTAGGCGCACTCTTGTACTCTTCTACAAGCTTACCGTTATCGTCCACCTTGTAGTATATGCCATTTGTCAGCACATATACATTCTTGGCCATCACTCCCGACTTGGTCAGATAGTAGTCAATCCCGTCAAGCTTTAGCCACTGCCCCGACAACATTGCGCCGTCGGCAGGGTTCATATAGTACCAGTCATCCTCGGATTTGAACCACCCTGTTATCATGTCGCCTGAGCCATCAAAGACATACCATCTTCCGTCAATCTCTCCCCATTTGCCTTTTATCGGTTCGCCCATTATTATGTACTGCCACTTGTCGGCAACTTTTACCCATCCGCTTCTTGATACCTCATTATGAGCCTTGCAGGCCATATATGCGCACCAACTAACGAACTGCTCGCACCAATAAGCAGGGTGGTCGCCTCCGCACTTCTCTTTATACCAAGCACCGTACTTAGTATAATTCCTGTCTCCCCTATTGGCGTGCTTGTCCTCAAGGTTTGAGTTGCTAGCCTTTTCTTCATAGCCTACCTCGTCAAGGGCTACCTTTACAAATCCCCCAGCTGTACAAGTATCCTCGAAAAAAAACGGACTACAAAAGCAATTAATTCTATTTGTTCCGCCCACTTCCGCAAGGGTAAAACTGTACTTTTTTCTTGCCACGCAACCGCCATTTCGGTCAAAACTTACCGAGCTTGTGTTTCCCTCTACTGTCTCAATATCGTATCGCTCACCGCTTTTGCTTACAGATGTTACTATACCGACATGCCCAACTCTCCCAAGCGAGGGGGTGTAAAAATACACTTTGTCGCCAAAATGTGGTGTTTTGCTTATTCTTCCTTTCTGTGCAAGTAAACTCTTTCCGGACGGTGTATACTGAGAGTAATTCCCACCAAGCATCTTTTTGCCTGCTAAAAATGCATTATCCATATTCTTCTCCTTTCTATCCAAGATTTTTTATAATTTCTTTTTCTCTATCACTAAACTCCCAATAAATTTTTCCTGCTTTTTCGATTTTCTTTCTTACTATTGTCCGCTTTGCTCCTTTTAATTCTGTAGCTTTTTTATCTGATATCAAAAAACCTGCTCCATATATCGACTTTTTAAAAGGTCTTTGCATATCTAAAATTCTTATAAAATGCACTTCATCTTTCTCAAATCTAAACTCAATATCCTGCTTTGCAAGCGCTTCTAAGCTACTTGATGTAATTATATTATCCGGATACTCATAAGACGGCAGTCCTTTCGGCTTGGATTTTTCCTGTGCTTTAGTTATCGCTTGCTTCAAACCATTTGCACTTCTTATCCTGCAAGTATCCAAATTCGTTATAAAGGCTGTATTAACTTTTGCTCCATTTTCGTATTCGACAGACGGTACTCCGTCAATTATATATGTCACATCTAAATTGACTGAAAATAAAGTTAATTGAGGTGCAAACAAAAAGAACTTTATGTTTTTTTCTATGTACCATTTGCAAATTTTTGAAAGTATCGAAAAAGGTGGATTATCTATCACCACACAACCTGCAGGATAGTCATAGCTTTCATAGTCACCGCCCGGGTAAAAAGGTCTTACTATCTCTTTACCCTCAAGACCGTATTCCTTTACTGCCCAATTTTTTACCGCCTCATATATCGCAGGCGGAGTGTAGCAGTCGTCTGTCGTCTTTTTGGGTTTGAATTTTTCTACAAATTCTTCGTATGTCTTACTTTTTGGCATTACTTTTTGAATTTCCTTTCCAAATTCAAAAGAGGGCCTTGCAGCCCTCAAATTTCAATTATAAATTTTTCAAATCTTTGTAATATGTATTTGAACTTATACCCAAAAGCACGCCCAAAAACGTATCTACCGCAGTAATTGTACCCACCACCTGCTCGCCATGTGGAAGATTCCATATGCTTGCAAGTGCAAAGTAAAGTGTACCTGCTGCCGGCAGTAAAAACTGTGCTACCCACTTCAAAACATCATAAGTATTTTTGCTAAACTTCATTTTATTACTTCCTTTCTCTTGCTTCTCTGAATTTCTCTCTTATATATGCCGTCTCTTCGTCAATATAGTGATTTTTAATATTGTGTTTTTCACAGTGGTCATAATATCTGCTCACCGTACACATTATTGTTTCAAATTGCTTTACTGAAAAGATATGGCCAAGTCTCAAATCTTCAGAGAAGTTTATAATCTGATTTCTCATATCGACTGCACGCTTATCATTTGTATCCTCTTCAAAGCGTGTCAATCTTTCATTAATTTCTTTTACTTCTTCCTTTGTTTGTGAGCTTTTTTCCGCTATCTCATTAAGCTTCTCTAAAGTCTCACGATTTAAGATGCTACCCATCCACTTCACTATGTGACTGAGTGGATGCAGAGGGATTTTCTTATTGAATTCTATAAGGATACTAAGCCCCCCGACTACCCAAGCCACAAGCGATATAATGTCCTTCACCTGAAGGGCTAAAAACCAATCTCTAAATAGATTCAAAGTAAAATCCCCCTCTTTTTTACTTAGCTACATCGTTGGCATTTGACGGAGTCGCAAGCGGCGCATCATCATCTGCAAGTTCAGGATGCCCCTTCTCTTTCAAGGACCTTTTTACACCCTTTTTAAAAAACGGAAGTATGTCCTTGTATCTTGTCTCCCCGTTTATGACCGCTGTTGCAAACAGATCATAAATTGCTTTCATTTTTATCTCCTTTTCAAAAAATAATATTAAAAAAGGACTTCTAAATATTAGAAATCCTTAATTATCACTTTCCTCGGTAGCCATATTATTAGGTGCTGTACTTGCTATCAATGTTGCATTTGCAAGTATACCGGCCCTTAACTCTGCCGTCTCCTCTGAACGTTTATGGTTAATATCTTCAATCCTCTTATTTATCGCCTCAAGTTCCCCATGTATTTTGCTCATATCCCCCATAGGTGTCGCATGTGATATTGCAGCAGGTTCTCTGCCACTTATATCTATACTGTCTATGACATTGCCGTCAGGCACTTCAAAAGTACCGACCTTTATATTGTCGGTGTCTGCCTGTTCAGATACCACAGATACAAGCGTACCGTCAGGTTTATAAAAAACCGTATATTTCATAGTTTTCCCCTTTCTTATAAAATCAGAAACTAAATGACACTGAACTATGTGCATAAATAGTAACCATAATATTAGTAACTCCCATTATTTGATTAGGTCCGTGATGAACCAAGCTAATATTACCTGCATTATCTCTTGTTATTTCAATCTGTATAGGTACATTTCGTACATATGTTCCAATAAGATTACTATCATTTTTACTTACCGGTATTCGTCCAATAAGATATCTGCCGTTTCCCATATCCCTACGGACAAATCCGTCATAGACGTCATCTCCTACCAGATATATTGCAAAAAATACAGTTTGGCTTCCGGAATAAGCATTTCCTAAAGAAATAACCTGTTCTCTATTAGTTTGGTCGATTCCTAAACTTGCCGTAACGGTATACTCTGTGACGTGATCTACGAAATCTCTCGTGCCTGTAATACCGTTGATGTTGATATCTTTAACGACGTTTTGTGGATATAGATTGTGGCTTGGTACGAAAACATAGTTTGCACCTGCTAAAACATGCCCATTTGCTATTTTTACAACTATTCCACGTCCACGGCCTGCATAGGTATCATCCCATGCAAAGCCCTCATTATTTACAGCACTTATTACATCACCTGTATGACATACCCAGTAAGGGATAGTTCCTTGAATACCCAATATATTTATATCATTGAGCATCTTATCGGCTCTAATGCCTAAAGCATTGGCTAAATCCTGATAATTAACTTCAACTATCGGAGCGTATTGACCTGCATTCGGATAATAACCTTGCGGAAACCTTAGACCTATCTTTTTAGGAGTAGTCCATCCTATATTAACAACTTCTGTTGTCATATTTTCATTAGGATGTGACACTATCTGGCCAGCTACACCTGCTACATTGTGCCCCTGCAACATCTTAGACCCGTCAATTCCAAATAAATTTCTTAGCTGTTCATAGGTAACATAAAGATACGCTTCATGAGTATGGCCTTGAGGGTCAGTCCATGGCGCTCTGTGATACCAACCATTTTTAAACAGTACATATAATCTGCCGTTGTGGTCTTCTCTAATCTGATAATAGCTTACACCCGCACTTTCTCCTCTATCCGGGATTTGACCTTGTTCACCTAAAGTAGTTATAGTGTTTACAGTTAATTCCGGGTGATAATTAATACCGCTTTTTATCAAGGTCCTTTTTATTCGTATCCATGGATTCCAACTCTGCGTTCTATCTGCATTCCAGTACCTCATATAAGCCGCTTCCGGGATACGGGTTACATACGAATCTTTGCCATGATCGTTATAGTACCAAAACTCTTCCATTGAGTCAGCATCACTGGTGGTGGGGAAAGTGCCTTCCACAATCTCATCACCACTATCTGTAGTTATTGTTCTATATCCTCTCAATACCTGATTTTTTGTAGCAGTCACATCATCAGATGTGACTCCACCAACTCCGCCACTCATCAATATCGCATCAGCCATATCAACCCCCTTTCGCCATCAGCCATATGTCCTGCTGTGGCTTTTTTCTAAAGCACTTTACAAGCATATAGCCATCATATGTCTCAATCTTATCTATACAACTGTACGCTTTCCAAGCACCTTTTATCGTACCTATATCAGTAAGCCCATCCTGCAACTTATGACTTATAATCGGCGTATCGCCTGCTTTTATACCTGCTATATCTATTCTTGCGACATATGGAGCAGTTCCGTTGAACATATTTGCTCTAAGCTGTACAATTTTAGTTGATTTAAAATAGTTGTGTACATATCTTAGTCCTGCAATCAAGGCACTTAAAATCCCTTTTATGCTTCTCTTTGCTTCAATCTGATTTAGATCCGATACAATAATTTGCTCCACCCAAGCAGGTGGCATATTTATATCCGCTATCGCACCACTATTTGCATCTATCTTGCCGTCCGAAAGCTCTTTTAATTTTGTATCTATGATATCCATAGAAGGATTTATAGCTTCTTCGATATTCGCAAAGTCTGATAATTGTGGCTTATTTAGTTGAAAATATTTTGTTTTTTGCATTTTTTATACCTCCTGCCATCTTTTATCACTATAAAAGCTATTCCAAGTTCCTGTGGTCAGCTCCGACCATTGCATAGTCTTAAAACGCTCCCAACGATTGAAAAGTGCATACACATTTACAAGCATATTTGCCGGCACTCTTTTTCTTATCAAGTCGGCTACTACTTCAATCATTGGTATGGATACAAGCTTTACACCACAATCAACCAAATATTTTGAGTTATCAACTTTTAATTTATAGTTGTCCACACCGCAGACAACTTTTAACACTTCATCAAGCTTATTGAGTGTATAAGGCAAGTCAGATACATGGTAACCTCTTATACGGTTGACTCTGTCCTCTAGCGTATCAGCCGGATTTACTACTATGTGAAGTAGTTCTTCCCAATAGCTGCACTCACTTTCATCCATAGTGGCCAAAACCCTGTTAAGCTCTTCTCTTTTTAGTGACTGCCACACAAGCCTTAAGTACTTGTCATAAATCTTTGCTATTTTTTCAAATTCCTCTATCTCTGCTATATGAAGCGGTAGGTATTGAATTGTATCAACTTCTATCATTTTAAGCCCACCTCTCCAAGCTTCGGAATCTCATCGCTGTGCAAAGTCAGATTACCGCTACTTTTATTTAAAGCAGTATTATTTACATCAAGTACACCCTGTACATCAAGTATTACAGCTTCAAGCCTTGATATGTATATAATAGCTTCAGTATGCTCATCACCGTCTTTCCAAGTTTTTGCTATATCCTTAAGATATTCCTTTATCTTCTCCTTTATCTTTTCAGATAAGTTACTGCTTGAGTATCCTGTCGCATATGTTATTTGAGTACTTATATTTATAACTACTTCTTTTACTGATTCAATAGTAAGGTTGTGACCTATCGGCGCCCATCCGTATCCGCTACCCTTTGCAGGTACAGCTTCAGATCTGATTTGACCTATAAGATAGTCACTGACTGCTGTATAATCTGAAGATATAAGTACAGCTTTTACAGTGCCGGCACCTTTCCAAGTCGGATATATCTTTGCCCCGCCTATGCCTTGTATAGTCGCAAATTTCTCTTTATAGGCCGCAATATTTCCCGCAAAGCTTTGCGATGTGAAACTTTCAAGGTATCTTTTATATAAAGACTCTTTACTTTCTTCATCATCACCTGCTACAAGTAACTCCGTCACTTTTGCACTTTCTAAGCCCTCCACATAGTCAATCGGTATAAGGTCGCCTCTTAAGCTGTTCGGACCTGCTCCCGTCTCTTCAACTATCATCTTATATTGATGCAAGCTGTCATTTATAACTTCCACAGCCTTATAATTGTAGCCTTTAAGGCTAAAGCGTGAGCCTATTGGAATAACTACATTAAACTCCGCTTTGACATACGCATGTGTCGCTTCTTTTCTGACTATCGCTCTATCAAGTGCAATCATCTCTAAATGCTCTATATCTGCAGTGCCTGCGTGGCTCTGCTCAATAATAAAGTCCATCTGAATGTACAACTTTTCAAACTCGTACGCCAAGGCAGACAAGGCATTATGTACCAAGCTACCTTCCGACTTGACTATCTCATCGCCGATATACTTTTTCATATCAGCAAGGATACTTTTATAATTTTTATCTTCGTACATTTTCATCTACCTCTATACTTCCGAATTTTGTCACTACTCTGAAAGATATATTCAAGCTGTCGGAATTTCTGACAGCTTCAAAATCTTCTATACTTTCGATATACTCATTTATCAGCAATGCATCCGATATTTCACTTTCGCAATCCGTATTTATGTACTCTTCGCTAAGCATATGACCGATGTATTGCTCTAAGCTTGCGCCATAGTCGGCAGAATATATCGCATGTCTAAAGCGTTCTGTATGCATACATAGCCAAATCCATACCTTTATAGCTTCAAGGCCTTCAACTATTTTGCCTGTAAGCTGTCCGGTCCGAAAGTCTATGCCGTACTCTTTCGGCACCTTGACCACTTGGCTATCATCTTCCTTTATTGCCTTTGTGTCGCTTAATTCCTGTAAAAAGCTTGGTAGTATGCTCATAGTTTCACCAACTTTCCTAAGACCAAATAAAGGGTTGATGTATAGTCATTCGGATCGCTTCCCTTGACCTTGTATACTGCCACCTTGTCGCCTGCTTGTAAGGGCGATAAGTATGTACTTGTATCTTGCAAACTACCGCCCTCAAGGCATTGCCCTGCTACCTTGCTTGCAAGCTTTACTGTCAAATTTTCATTAAACAGCAAATCCTCAGCCGTCAGTATCAAGTCGCCGATTTTACATGAGTTAGCGCTCACCATTTCAGCCACTTGTATGCCGTCCGATAAATCGCCCGTATTTGTATTTATAAATGCGTCTGTCCAACTCATAATTACTCCATCATTCCTGTGTATTTCTTTCGCTCAGGCTTTGCAGACTTTGGCACTGCAGGCGCCTGTTGTTCTTTGACTGCTTTCTTCACGCTTTCAAGCACTTCTTTTTGCTTACTCTTTTTCTTTGCAGGTGTACCGCTTGACTTTTCGGCCTTGCCTTTGCCTTGCTTTTCTGCTTCTTTCTTTTCTTCTTTCTTCTCAACCTCTTCTTTTATGTCCTTTGTATCCATCAAGCTATCAAATCTAAGTTCAAGCTCCATTTTGTGCGTGCCATTTTCAAAAGTATGACTATCTGAAGCTATCCAGTACTTGCCTGATAGTCCTGTAGCTGTGTCTTTGACCTGTACAAAGTAGCAAGACAAGCAATTTATATCGCCTATAGCCGATATCTTTATCGCCTGAGTCGGCTTGATTTTCAAAAGATTTTTTGCTCCGGTTGTGGGGTCTATGCCCTCCTCTTTGCTGTAAATCTCTTGAAAGATACCGAATTTCTTTATACTTCCATCATCTTTCACCTCGCCTATCTGCTTACCCTTATCGTCAAATATCAAGACTTTGTTTTTTATATCGTCCATACGCTCAGATATGCTACTTGCGTATATATTTGAGTCTTCAGAAAGTGTAAAGCCTTTTACAGCCCATTCAGTCTTATATACTCCTAAGCCTCTTTTATATATCATCGCAAAGTACTTATCTCCTGTGATGTGATGTGCTTTTGTATATGCAGCCATCACGATATCGTACATCTTCATCTTGTCGCATATCATACTTGAGATATTGACACCTGTCGGATGCAAGTGCCTTATCGGTACTTGTATATCTGCGCATACTTGGGCTACTATCGCTTCAGCTGTGAGATTTTTGAAGTTATATTGACCTGTGCTTTCAAGCAGATGTTTCATCATGTCATAAGCTGTAAAGGATATCGTGCCTGTCTGGCTTGATTTTTCTATGCCGAAAATCTGGCCAAAAAAGATTTCACTTTCTTTGCTGTCCTCAAGCGATATATAGTCGCCTGTAGAAATACCCGGCAAATTTACAGTATTATCATAAGGTGCATTTATATAGTCAAAATCTACACTTCTTGCCGCCTCACTTGCCGAACCTTTCCACACTATCCTAGATACTGCATTCGTGATGTTATATATAACTCCCGTATCTTTTATAAGATTTATCTTCATATACTACCTCACGGAATTACTAAGACAGTACCGTCTCTTATAAAGTTCGGATTACTGCCTATAACACTTTTATTTTGTTCATATAAAGCATGCCAATCTGAAGAACCTGTAAGCTTTCTAGCTATAGAACTAAGACAGTCGCCTCTTTTTACTGTATAAGTCTTCGGCTTTTCTCTTGTATCTTCTCTTTTTGTGGTATCCTTTGATGCTGTATCAGTGCTTGTAGCCTGTGAAGTGTTTCCACCTATGGCACCTGACTCGGCTACCACACTTGACTGACTTATAGCTATCTTTCTATGCTCTTTTAAAGTTATAGAAAAGCTTACATCTCCTGTGCCGTCATCTTCGCCCCACTCAAAAGAAGTTATTCTGCAAGGGAAGTTTATAGGTGTTCCTGTGATTATTATTTTCGTCGGACCGCCTGCCATTATTCTTTCTATCTGCTTTACGTACTGCATAGGATTTTTAATTCTCCTAAATTCACAGTATCCAGAGTTATACCGCTTTGGGAAAAAAGAAGAAAAGGAGACTGTTCTCAGTCCCCTCACCCCCCCAAGATCTACTTCTCCCAAGGCGTTTATATTTACAGTCTCTACTCCCCTGCTTCCCTGTATCTTATATTCTGAAGGAAGTACCGGGAAGCATATTGGACTACTACCTTTAAACCATATTTGCACTGAAACTCATACCTCCTCGGTTTCTTCTTGCCGCCATAATCTCTCTTGCTACAGCCCTGCCTATCTTATGGATGTCCGCCTCTTCTCTTACAATGATTTGGTCTGCAAGCTTTGGAATACTTATATTAGTACTACCGCCTGCCTTGCCCATTCTTACGCTTTCATCATGTGGATATATCCTTGAGCCGTGTGGAAGGTCGATAATCTCTCCACCTTTTTCGCTTACCTGCACCAATCCACCCATCCAGTTAAGGTCACCTGTGGCCTTTGCAGGTACACTGGCAGCAGAGGACTTTCCACCACCTGTAACAAAACTTGCAAGACCTTTCGCACCATCGATTACACCGCCAATCGCACTTTTTAAAGTATTGAGAGGTGCCATAATCATCTTTACTATGCCCGCAAAGAAGTCCTTTATACCTTGCCAAGCCATCTTCCAGTCACCTGTAAAGACGCCTTTTATAAAGGTTATAAGGCCTTTAAATGTTTGCATGATGCCTTTAACATAATCAATAATGCCGTTTATCAGTCCTGCAAATGCCGATATCGCGATACCTGCCGCTGCTGCTATACCGTGGCCAAGTACGTCCATTACAACCGCGCCGACTTTCTGAATAATTGGAATTAAAGGCATTATTTTTGCTTTTATGGCTTCAAAATTTGCCTTCAGCTTCTGCATAGTCGGAGATGTAGTATTTAATGCCGCCTTGAAAGTATTAAAATGTGTGATTATTGCAATCACTACCACAGCAATACCCGCTATCGCCGCTATTACAATGCCTGCCGGTGATGCTATTGCGGCTATTGCGGTTCTTAAGATACTTCCACCTGCCGAAAGTCCACGAAATCCCCTTGTAGCAATGCTCGCAAATCTTCCAAGCTTTGCGAAAGCACCGCCGACTTTTCCGATTATGCTTACCGTCTTACCGAAAAGTAAAATAGTGGGTCCGACAGTTGCCGCCATCATTGCCCACTTTGCAATCTGTTTTTGCTGTTCAGGACTCATATGATTAAATTTATCCATCAGATCTGTGATTTTATTTATAAAAGGTACTATCGCATCAGCTATGGCGGAGCCTGCACTGTACTTAAATACATCAAAAGTTGACTTAAGTTGTTCCATAGCACCACCCGGACCGCTCATAAGTGCATCGGCCATCTCTTTTGATGCACCTGTCGCACCCTCTATGCTATCTTTATAACCTTGTAGTGCTTCCATTCCGGGACCTTTTATAAGCGTTAGCCACTTTCCAGCTTGATTCACTCCAAAGATTGACTGTGCGGCATTTATCTGTTCTAAGTCTGTTAAACCTTCAAAACCTTTTTGAAGTTCTCCGATAACTTCTGGCATTGACTTCATTTTTTCATTAGCATCATATATGTTTATTCCAAGATCTTTCATTACACCAGTAGCCTCTGCTTCGTGCTTTGAAAGTCTTTGTAATCCGCTAACAATTGCCGTTGCTCCGACTGATGCAGTTACACCCGCATCACCATATACTCCTGTTATTGTTGCCAAGTCTGAAAAGCTCCAACCTACAGTCTTAGCCATAGAGCCTGCAATGCTCATAGTATCAAATAAACCTTCGACATTAGTATTCGCCTGTGCCTGTGCTTTGGCCATCATGTCGGCATAGTGTGTCGCTTCATTTGCATCCGCTCCGAAAGCTTTCAAAGTATTTCCAAGACCGCCCGTAACCATTGTAAGGTCTGAAGCCGTACCTGCTGCAAGGTTCATAGCGGGTGAAATCATATCCGCCGCCTGTGCCGCATTAAAGCCTTGTCTTGCAAAATTCAAAGAAGCATCTGCCGCATCCTGCATACCGAAAGTTGAGTTTGATGCCGCTGTCTTTATAGCACCTTCAAGCATCTTTGCCTCTTCTGAAGTGCTTCCCATTGTCTTTCCTACAAGCTTCAAGGTCTTATCCACTTCACCAAAGCTTTTAAAAGAAGCAGCACCAAGACCAACGATTGGAAGCGTTACACCTGTGGTGATTTTTGCTCCAAGGTCACTTATGCCCTTGCCCATCTTTTCGACATTATTCCATGCCCTTATACTTGCAGCAGTACCGCTTGAAAGCGTACCCATAACCTGCCTGAAACTGCTTGTAAAATTATCAAGGAATCTAAATTCGACATCCACTTGTCTTGCCATCAGTACGCATCCTCTCTTTCTCTAGCGTCTTCTACTTCTTTTCTGATAAAGTGCTTTATAAGCAACTTGTCAGAAAAGTGTGCATCAAAAAAGACTGACGGGCTCCAGTGATGATTTACAAATAAGTAAAACATCGCTTGGAAATCCGCATCAGTCTCTATAAGTTTTTTACATCATCATAGTCAATGCCCTTTTTATCTTCTTTGTCGTCTTCGTTAGTACCAAAGCCCGACAAAGCACCGATTCTTTCAGAAATCTTTGTAAGCTCACCACCCGGAAATAATATCTTTGCCAAGTCTTTCGGACTTGCTGCATTATAATACTTCTGCAATCCTCCATCTTTGAGATTTGGTTCTACGCATCCCTTTACTACTATCATTGCATGTGCGTCATAAATCTTACTGCCATCCATTCCGCCCTTTTCGGTTGATGCACTTGAAATAAGTTCAGTATACAAAGAACCTGACAAGGCCTTTACAGTGATTTCTACATCCTCACCTGCTATTTTTGATAGTGTTTTCGCCTTTATCTTTTCAGTAGGAACTTCCATAAGCTTATCTCTATCAAGCTTCATAAGCTTTTCCATCAAAGAATTATTCATTTTTCATCTCCTTTATACATTTATATTGTCTAAGTATTCCCAATCTTCAAAAGTGAAGCTGTAAGATTCTTCAGTGTTTTTCTGAACTTCCCAATCCATCAAAATAGCCTTATCAAATTTACAATGATAAAAAACTACTCTTTCGGCTCCAAGGGCATCCGGATCTGACAGCTTTGTAATAATCTTGAAATCAGGAGTCTGACCTCTCTTTACCTTATCAGATATATGATTTGAAATATTTGACCTGATATGGTGAAGCTTTATACTTCCCTTTCCTTCAAGCTTAGTCATCTTCTTACCTGCTGTAAGACTTCTAACCATAGAAATGTCGGAGTAAGATATACTTACTTCACCCTTGCAAGATACGACCTCGCCGATATACTCGTCATCAACCCAAAGCTCGCCCCATGTGCCGTTAATTACCTGATTTGATACAAATTGCTTCATGCTCTACCTCCTTACACCTTAATCTTAAGACTTACATCTTCTATAGCGTCCACCAAAGAAACTACAGCCTTAAGGAATACATGTGAACCCGTGTTCGCTCTCTTGATTTCCATATCGCTACAGTCGTCAATATCCTTTTCACTGCCGTCTTCAAGTATTACCTTCTTACCCTGTTCCTTTAGCCACTGCTTTTGCCCTTCAATGTCGATTTGACACTGACCGATATCAAGCAATTCGTCATTTACAAGCCCCATAAAATAAGCATTTATGGCAGTGATAAGTAAGCACTTGTTATCATAAGAATTTGAAAACTTGCCGATATAGCTGTCCTCTATAGTCTTTCTGATATCGTCTTCCATCATGTCCATAGTCTCAACAAGCTTTATCTTCTTGAAACTGTCGCCCTTTTCTGCAGATGTGGTAGTAAGTGAAGTCACTGCACGATTAAGCTTGACCTTTTCGCCATCCCAAAGTGCTATGAGCTTACCCGCTCCGACTGCTTCATCCTGCTCCGTCTTTGTAAGTCTGCTTACGTCTACAAAGTCATTAAGCGGCGCATATGTACCCGATACAGTCAGGCCTGTACCTGCTAAAAGCCCTGCAATTCTTGCACATCCCTGTTCAGGTGTTATTGCCTGTTCCTTTGTTCTGTACAAAGTAGAACACCAATTTATAATTCCTTCGCTATCTGCCGTTATCTCCGGCAGTACCACTTTTACAAGATTATGCTCATCTCTTTGCTTCTTTGCCCATGTGACAATATCCTGAACCTTGTTGTCGGTTTTCACGGTCGGTATGGCCATATATGTGAATTTTTCATTCTCAAAGTACTGCATCATATCCTTGTATGCCTTTGTCATATCTTCAGCAGTAGGCATAACATAGACAATAATGTACTTAGGCACGTGACTGTATCCGATTAAAGCATCTTTAACAAATTGCTCATTTTCAGCGCTTAAAACTCCGGTTGGAATGTCGCTAATACTCATAACCTTAAAAGTCTGCTGTCTTGTACCCTTTAAGACAAGGGCGACAATTCCACGCTCGCCCCTTGTCACCGCACTTGCACCCTGTTCGGTAAAAGTGATTGTGATGCTTGGTGATGTGAGTTTACTCATTTTTTATTCCTTTCTTTCTACTTTTAAAGATATATCCATCATCTTTTCGCCGTCGTGATATTCTGTACTCTCATACCACTCAAGACTAAAAGATATTTGAGGTATATTGCCATGATCTTCTATGTACTCATGTGAGTAGTCACTTACTAAAAGCTTTCTGCCTTCTACATCTAAAGTCATGCCTAAGACTTCAAATATATGCTCTGTTACATTCAATGCCTCTGCCTGTTTTATAGTTTTTTGCACAAATGTAATTTTTACAGAACACGACTTTTTAAGCATGTTTTTACTCTCACGACTAACTCCAAGCGGCACAACCTCAACAAAAAAATACGGCGGCACTGCATTATCTACAGTGTCATTTCCGTATCTTTTTATATCCGGATATTCTCTTTTTAATATCAAATTTACTTCTTTGATAATGTCGGCATATGTAACCATCAAAACCCCCTATCTGCTAAGGCCTTGTTTATAGCCTCCTGCATTTTTTCGGGATATTTGCTTTCGTACTCCGCTCTTGTCTTTTCTGCATAGTGCTTGCCCTCAACAAATCCGCCTGTATCCACTCCATGTATAAATTTTCTATGCCCATTTTCTACAAGATGAAAGTGCGGTGCCTTGTTTGTGACCTCAACGCTTGCAATCATCCCAAGGGAGTTGAAGCTCTTTTTTATCTGCCATCTTTTCAAGCTTGCCTTATTTATTTTTCTCTCGCCTTCTTCGTCAACCACCGAAGCTCCTGAATAGCTTGACGGCATTTTGGCATTGCAATCCTTACTCCAATCCTTGGCAACCTTTATAACAGCTGTATTAAGTTCATCCGGGGCTTTAGTTATTAAGTCCTGCATATCCGACATAAGCCCTTCAAGTCCTATAAAGCGTACAGATTCAGCCATCCGCACTCCTTTCCGTGTGGTCCATGTTTTCTGTACACATAAGCTCCAGATAGTAAGAAGCCTCTAAGGGATTCACAATATAATTTATAAGAAATTGCCTGCCCTGATACTCAATTACATCTTTTTCAGTTACATCCGTATTTCTGATTGTGATTTTGTACATAAGCTTGCTGGCTGTCTTATAATGTTCCAACTGCTCATTGCCTCTCAGCGGTCTTATCTCCGCCCACACTTTTTTATACAAGCTTAGAGTGCTTATGATATTTGCAAGCTCATCTTCAGTCTCTTTATATCTTAATATGTTTACTCTTTTATTAAGCCTTCCGGGATTTATGCCTTTTATCATGTATCCCCCTTCAAAGATTTTTTTATTTGCAATTGCAAAATCATACTCTTAAAAGTGTATTCTATAGCTTTTCTTTGCTGTATATCGGACTGCATAAGTTCACGATTATCGTACATATTCTGCACTATCGCACAAAAAAGGATTTTTGCCGTCTTGTCTTCCTCATCATACTCGCCTACTGCGGATATGATATATTCTTTTGCCGCCTCCATCATTACCTGTATGATGTTGTTGTCATCATCTCCGTCTACCCTTAAGTAGTCCTTGACTTGCTCAAGTGTCATAGGCTAATACCTCCAAAAAGCCCTTGCATATGCAGGGGCTAAAATTATGGTGTTACCGTAATGGTACCATTTACAAATGCATCGGAATCTTTGACCTTGCAGTCAAATCTTTCTATACCTCTAAAGAGTGTCAAATCCTGCTCAAATGCATTTAATGTTCCGACTGCTGCTACATTGGAAGTCATAATATTGAGCTTCGCTCTGTCAAAAATCTTTACGGCTTCCTTTAAGTCGCCAATAATGAATGGAATCTTGTTTGTCTTTGTGGCCAAAATCGCATTTGGTACAACCCTTATAGGTATCTTTCTTGCTCCTACTGCAAGCACCATCTGCATAGGATTTTGCACATCCGGACTAAGCAAGTATCTTCCCTGCTTATCTACTAAAGTATCAAGATAATTAAGGCCGTCATCATTGGTCACTATCACA